GCTGACGGCTGATACCACGGTGCAGGCTATCGTGTCCATCGACACGTCGGCGGTCACGGCTGGCTCCGTTATCGTCCACGTTGTGATTGGCTAACAAGGTTCGGCAGGCTCTGCTTCGGCAGGGTCTGCCTTCCTTGCTATAGGAGCGCACCATGCCCGCCATCAAGTCTATTCGCCTCGTTACCTTCCAAGTGTCGACTTCGGCGGCCACCACCAGCCCCGCTATCGACCTCGATTACCGTTTCGACGGTACGCCGACCCGCACCTTCTTCGTCCAGAAGAGTGCCGCTGCCGGCCCGTCTATCTTCTTCGAAGCCGCACCAACCACTGCCGGCCCGTGGATCGCCTTTGCCGAGGTGACCGCTGCCGTGACGCAGACCCTTGTGCCCTTCGACCTTGACGTTCCCTACGTCCGTTCCTCCTACGCCGGGGGCGGCCCGCTTGTCACCATCTACGGGGTGGTGTAACGGAAAGTAACGACCGTGGCAACCAGCGGCACATCCAACTTCGACCCTACGTTCGATGATCTTTTGCAGGATGCTGCCGCGATGGTTGGCGGCGGGCCTGTCCTCGCTGACGAACTGATCAGCGCGCGGCGTGGCCTCGACTACCTGCTGACGGACCTCCAAAACCGGAACGTCCTCCTCCACAAAATTGAAACCACCATCGTCCCGGTCTCGGCGTCCGTCTCCTCGCTGACCTTCGACCAGACCATTTCGGACGTCCTTGTCGCCAGCATTCGCACTTCCACCACCGACATCATCATCGACCGCGACGGCTATGAGCGTTGGGCGGAAGTCCCTACCAAATCTCAGTCTGGCCGTCCGACCCGCTACTGGTGGGATCGCCGTCGCACCACCAACGTCATGAACTTCTGGCCGGTCCCCGACCAAACCTACACCGTCGTCCTCACCATCCAGAAGAACGCCGAATCCACTCTGCGCGCCTTCGACAACGTGGACGTCCCGCGCCGCTTCATGCCCGCCCTCGTCTACGGCCTCGCCTACTGGATTGGCCTCCGTCGCGGCGCTGCCGTCCCGACCGACCGCCTTCAACTCATTCGCGCCGAGTACGACCGGGCCGTCAAGGACGCCATGCGCGAAGACCGTGAGCGGGGCAAGGTCCTCATCAGGATTGGCCGCTGATGCCATATACCTACACCACCCTGACCAACGACGTCATCGCCAACATGGAGGAAGACTCGGCCGAATTCGTCTCGGCCCTGCCCTCCATCATCGAGCGCGCCCAATCCCACCTCCAGCGGCGCCTCGACCCGGTCAACATCATCACCTTCACCGAGGTCTCGGTCAGCGCCTCGACGCGCACCCTGACCCTGCCCTCCGACCTTCTCGTCCTTAAGTCCATCCAAGTGTGCGCGACGGACGGCTGGAACAACCTGCTGGAACAGAACAACGAGTTCCTCACCGCGTACTGGCCGGACTACACGTCCTGTGCCCCCGCCAAATACTACGCGCCCAAGGACAACGCCACCATCTATCTGGCACCCACGCCGCCGTCTAACACCACGGCCCTCATCGAGTACATCCCGCGCGTCAGCATCCTTAGCTCGACTACCCCGACCAACTATTTCTCCACCTACACCGACACGGCCTTCTTCGCCGCCGCCATGCTGTACGCCAATGCGTGGACCAAGAACGCTGGTGGCGTCACGGTGTGGAAGGGCATCCTCGACGAAGAACTCGCGGTCCTGAACATCGAGTCGACGCGGGCACGCCGTTCCGACACCGTCAACCGTTACAGTGGTTCGCCTGAAAATACCATTTCGGGGCAGCCGTAATGTCCGTCCTCGATATGTGGTCGGTCTGCGACCGCTGTGGCTTCGACTACAAGCGCCGCGACCTCCGCAAGGAAACTACCAACTTCGTCGTCTGCTACGCCTGCTTCGATGGTCGGTTCGACAAGAAGAGCCACCCGCAGAACTATTCGGCCAAGCCCCGCCGCGAACTCCAACAAGTTCCTGATGCGCGGCCTGACCAGACTAACTATGGCTCCTAGTCATGAGGATGGACGTCTGGTCCCTTTGTGACCGCTGCGGCCAGAAGTACTTCCGCCGGCAGCTACGCAGGGAATCTACCAAGCTCGTTGTCTGCACCGCTTGTTACGACGGCGCCTACGATCTTAAGAAGCACCCACAGAACCGGCCACCCCGGCCGCGCTTCGAATCTCGCAAGGTCCCTGACGGCCGCCCGCTTCAGAACCTCGACAACTATCTTGCTCAAGAAAATGACGCTTACCTCCTTACCGAAGACGGCGCAAACATCCTGGTCACCCCGGTGGTCTGGAATCCCTCTATGAGCAGCCCAGCCTAGGGACCCTCACATGGACATCAAGCTTGTTTTCGATTTTGTCGCAACCTTCCTGTGGCCACTTCTGCTGGCTTACGGCGCCTATTTGCAGCGGGAGATTTCGGCCGTGCATAAGAAAACCGAACACCTCCAAGAGCTTCACCACGGCCACGTCGCCCAAGTCAACAAGGACTTCGCCACCCGCGAGGTTGTCTCCGATCTTGAAAACAAGCTGACAACTGTGCTAAACAGAATTGACGACAAAGTAACACGCATCCTTGAGGAGCGCAAGTAATGCCCTCGACTTATGATCCCCTCCTTCGCCTCGAACTCCAAGCGACCGGCGAGAACGCCACCACTTGGGGCGTCAAGACCAACACCAACCTCGACCTCCTCGCCGAATCCATTGCGGGCGCAGTCACCCTCAACGTGGCCGGCTCTGGCGACTATACCCTTTCGACGGCCAACGGCGCCGAAGACGAGGCCCGTCAAGCCATCCTCATTCTGACGGGCACGCTGACGGGCAACCGCAACATCATCGTCCCGTCTTCGCCCAAGAACTACACCGTCATCAACCAGACGGCAGGCGCCTTCACCGTCACCCTGAAGCAGTCCGGCGGCTCTGGCCTTACCATTCCGACGACCGGCCCGACCATCACGGTCTGCACCAGCACGACCTGCGTCGACTCCATCGGTGCCACCCCCTACACCAAGACGCTCCTCGCCGCCACCAGTATCGCTGCTGCCCAAACCACATTGGAAATACCCCCGCCCATTCCTGCCGGCGTCATCTGGGAATATGGTGGTACGACCGCCCCGTCGGGCTGGCTCCTCTGTAATGGTGATGCCGTCAGCCGCTCCACCTACGCCGCGCTCTTTGCTATCATTGGCACCGCTTACGGTTCCGGCGACGGCGTAAACACCTTCAACTTGCCAGACCGCCGCGACCGCTTTGGCATTGGCGCCAGCGGCACCGTCGCGCGAGGCTCGACTGGCGGCTCCTCCACTTCCGGCGGCACGGCGCTTACCACCGCCCAGCTTCCTTCGCACACCCACACCGGCACCACCTCAACTGTCGGCGACCATACCCATGCGCTACCCACGATAGTGGATGTCGGTTCCCAAATTACCGTTAACTACAGTATCGACAAAGCCGTTGGTTTTCTGGGGTCAACTAGTGCTGCGGGGGCCCACAATCACACCTTTACCACCGATGCAACGGGTAGCGGCCAGACACACACTCACTCGGTCACGCCGCCCTACGTCGCGTCCAACTACATCATCAAGACCTAATACATGTCGGTTACGCTCCAAGACCAGCAGCTTCGGGAACTGGAGTTCAAAGTCGGCGTCGTCAAGGAGAAGACCCAGCTTGACGCGGGCGGCTTCTGGACTGACGCCGACAAGGTGCGCTTCCGCTTCGGTCGCCCCGAACTCATGGGCGGCTGGCAGCGTGCCATCGACGCCTCACAGGACCCGAAAATCTTCGGTGTCCCCCGCTACCTGACATCCGTCCGTAACAAACTTACCCAGGCGGCCGTCTTCATTGCTACACACAATGGCCTTTTCTCTAGTGAACTGTCGACTTTCTACGACATCACACCCATTGTAACGTCCGTCTCCACTTCCAACATTCTTTCGACGACTGCTGGTTCGACCAAAGTTATCGTCTCCGTTTCGTCGCACGGCATGACCGACCAGACCCTCGTCGGCATCGTCTCGGCCGCAACAACTATCGGCGGCAACATCGTCATCAATCCGGTGTCCTCGGTTGAAGCTCTCTTTGAAGTTAGCGTCATCAGTACTAACAGCTTCTCCATCGACACAGGCACCACGGCGGTAGCAACTTCTGTCGCAACGGGCGGCTCGGCCAATCTTCGTTTTCGCTACAACGCCGGCAACATCTCGACCATCCCTCGCTCTGGTTGGGGCACCGGCCCGTGGAGCGGCAACTTCGGCTGGGGCACGCCCTTCGGTACCGTGTCCGATCCTATCCGTCTCTGGTCCGCTGACCTGTGGGGTACCAACATTTTGGCGGTTCCGTCAGACGGGCCGCTCATGTATTGGGATACCGACAACAACATCACCGACCGCGTCACTATCGTCACGGCTGCACCGTCCGTCAACCAGATTGTGCGCGTCGCCTCGGAAGCCCGACACGTTCTCCTATACGGCACCCATGACGTCTCCGGTGATTACAGCCCGCTCCTGATCCGTTGGTGCAGCCAAGAAGACTTCACCGACTGGACGCCCACCGCGACTAACACCGCAGGTGACTATCCGCTGCCGAGCCGTGGCTCTGAGATCCGTTCCGTCTATCGCATCGGCGACAAGACTGCC